GAATTGTGAAGTTCATAAGTAAATTGTTTGCCTTTTTCTTTTTCTATATAATCAGCAAACTCATCAAATCTTTTTACTACAGCATTTTTTGTATTATGTGGTTTTGCATTAAATTCTTCTTTATCTGTTTCTACAGTAGCATCTTCAAACAAATCATAACCAATATAATGAACTGTATCAGTCCTATCAAAAGCAGCAAGAGCCATTTCAATAGCACGACCACCATTCCATGTTCCTGTTTCTAAAATAGTATTAGGCTTATAGAAACGAATAGTATCAGCAAGTTGTTTATATCTGCCGGGAAGAATATCAGGTGTAGTTTCTGTATCTGATAAATCAATGACTCTTTTTCCAGCACTGTTTCTAACATTAACAGAACCCTTATCATTAATATTTATAATTAAATTTTCCATACCAACAAACTCATGAACACTCATGCCATGTGCAGTATAGATTGTAACAAGTCTGCTAAGAATAAAAGCAGCAGTCCACTCACGATAGTTGGTAAACTCACCTGACATATAAGAGCCACGCCAATCACCCATGATATCTACAGCAGTCTGACGGGATAAATTAAATGCCATGAGATAGGATGTCTCTGGTGTGTATATAAAATCTATAGAATATTTAGGATCAGGAAAATAATAATCTAATGTAGAAGATCTAATATCTTTTACAGTTGCACACATGGGATCAACCCATAGCAGCCAACAACCTTGATTATTAAACCCACACTCTGTTATTGCAAAAACTTCTGGACCTGATGATAAAGCATCAAGCAGTTCTGTATATTGCACTACACCATCTTCAGTGCCATCGTGGTCTTGGTTTTCTTTTACAAAAGTATTGTATTCTTCAATATCTTCTAAATTATGATAGTGGATATTTTTGGCTTCAGGCAGAGAGTAGTTACTAATATCAAGATTATAGTAGTAACAGTGAAACTCTATATTGGGTTGCCAGTTGTCTTTGAACTCATTAAGAAGTTTAAAGCCATTCTTTTTTAACTTCTTTTCATCAAAGCATGTTACAATTTTATATGTCATATGGTTTAATAATTCCTTTTCCGGCAAGGTAGGTGTAGTCCCCGTTCCACTCAGCGGCATATCTTCCATCAATCTCTCTAGAACATTTCCACTCTTTAAACCACGGTCCTCCTGTAGTAAAGTGTACATTCTTTGCATCTATCTCCTCTGGTGAGTGACCATCTAGCCAGTTCCATTCTTGGTGTATAGTTCCTATGTCACCCTCTTTATCAGGCAACCACTCAAAGCCATGTAACCAAGATCCCGGTTGTGTATTAACATCAATAGGATTTAATCTTTTGTTAAGTTCGTGACCACAGTTCCAAAGAATAAGACTTGACCAGTTCTTACGGCGGTAGGACTCCTGCTTACGGCCATCCATTTTAAACTCTTCAGTTGGTTCATACTTGTGTTTGACACAATATAGTGGATAATAATCTATATTGTATTCGTCAAATAAATCGTTGATGTCAGTGCGAAGATACATGTCGCAGTCCATGTACAATGCCCAACCCTGATACATGTTTAATGCAGGGACAAGAAAACGTGTAAAACTAAAATCAGTAGAAAATGGTTTACCGTCTATATCATCAATCATCTGCCCATCTTTAACAGTATGTTTACGATTATATAAGCCCATACGTTCTACAATATCTTTTCGTATTGGTTTGATATCTACATTATCAACAGATATACGTTCGATAGTAAACTTTAATACTTCATAAGCTACATCTTCTCTGGGATCATAGCCAATGTAAACTGTGTTGGGTGCTTTTCTCATAAAATCTCCTATGTAAAATGGGGGAGTAAACGCTATTCACTCCCCCAAATTTATTTATAGAACGTAAGTGTGTGGTTTTTTTTCTTCAGGAATGACTTGTTGAAGATCAATAATAATCATACCATCTTTGAAAGATGCATTTTCTACAACCACATTATCTGCAAGATGAAACGACTTCTTAAATGGTCTTGAAGCTATACCTTTATGTATAACATTTTTATCATCTTTTTTAATGTCTTTACTTCCAACAATATAAAGTTTACCGTTTTCAGTTTTTACTCCTAGTTCTTTTTTTTCAAAACCTGCAACAGCTATTTCAAGTACATACTTTCCATCCTCATGTTTTATGAGATTATGTGGTGGATAAGAGGTAGCACTTGGGTACGGAACATTATCCACTATATGAATCATTTCTTTAAATAATTTATCATGACCAATAACCCAGTTAGAAAAATTAGAAAAGAACGGATGGTTACTATTTAAGCTTGCATGTACACTCATATCATTTCTCCTTATAGCAAGTTGATATTATGTGACCCACTATTGGCATCACAGACATATTATAATTGTTAATATTTAGTTTGTCAAGAACTTTTTATACTCCACAAGAACCACCGTGTCCGGTGATATCACAGATGTCATGTGTTTCTAAACCCTCTTCAAATTCTTCACCAAGTTTTTCTACAGCCTCAGAATATGGCACCGAAGATAAAGGTTGTCCTCCCCTACATCCGTCAGGGTACACGGTGAAGCCACGCAACCTGTGAGCATAAGAGGCAAGAGTATCAGTAAATACATCAACTGTATCTTCATTATTAAGTTTGCTTCCCCATTTAGGTAAATTAATTGTGCTACTAATAGACATATCAACATAGTCCTGAACATCAGCCTGAAACTTCATACGTCTTTTATAATCTTCTGCAAGATCAAGAGCAGATTCAATCTTACTTGGATTAACACCATATAGATCAATAATCTCTTGTGCTGCACTATCTACTACATATTGATAATGCCAACGATTACCACCTTTTAAATATCTACGTTTATAAGCAACAGCAAAGATAGGTTCTATGCCTGTAGATGTGCCAGCTAAAATCCCAATAGAGCCAGTTGGAGCAATGGCTCTGTTAGCAACAGGAACAGTGCAGCTAAGATCACCAGCAAAATTGGTGCTAACATGGTCACTAACTCCTTTATATACTGATAACCACTTGTGAAGCCCTTCAGTAACTTCATACTTTTGTCCTCCTTTAATAAGCCATTCATGCATACCCATAAGACCAAGACCAAGCCTACGGTTCTTCTCTCTGGTTTTGTATACCTTTTCATATGGTAGTTTAGCTCTAAGTGTGCCACATAACAGAAACTTAGTAGCAAGCTCTACTACATCTGCAAACTCTTTTAGATCATCAATGCGCCCCATATTAATAGAACCAAGATTACACACATCGCTATCATCTTCAGACGTAACCTCCGTGCAAGCATTACGCAACGTCTCTTTTTCCTTCTCAAAGAAATTGAATGAGAACCCCGGTTCGGCGGTCGATAAGGCTTGTCTAACATTCTGCTTAAAAGTACTCCCAACATCTCCTGTCTTCCAATAGTTAAGTAACCATTCAGTATCATAGTTCACGCTAATATTAGTCATATCAAGCGGAGCATTAAAATTAAAGTCTTGTTCTTTGACCTGACCAACAGTGAAACCTGTCTCACCTACGGGCATGTCATACCAGTTTTTGCTTACAAGAAACTTTTCTATGTCAGCATGTTTCCAATTAAGACTAGCATAGATAGCAGACCTACGACTACCACCTTGCATAACACGCCTACCAATCTCATTAATCATTTGCATCTTTGGTATAGGACCAGAAGCAAGACCACCAGTGCCTTGTAGTATCCGACCTTCTTCACGGTATACAGAATAGTCAATACCAATACCACCACCTGTCATAAGACAAGACTCAGATTTCCAAGATACATCTGCCCAATCTTCTCTGGTGTCCTCTTCTGCACGTAAGAGATAACAGTTATTAAAGAACTTATTCTCACGGCCAGCATAATAAAGATAACGACCACCGGGAATAAACTTTAAATCAGTGATCATACGTTTTAATTCATCTTTATCATCCTTTGGTAGATAGTTCTGACATACATCATCTACTAACGTAATGGCTAAAGCATCCCATGTTTCACACCCATGGTGGGCATATTTATGTTTAAATATATCTTCACTAAATTTAGAGCGAAACATTGGATTTTCGTTTGATCTAAACTGTGGCATTTTATTCCCCCTCTCCATAATCTAATTCTAATATTAATTGTGCGTAGTGTATTACTTTTTCTATATCTTTACGACCTTCTCCTTTTTTTCTGTGTCTTGTAATATATTTAACAACATTACCTTCAAAATAATTTAACTTATTTTTATGAATATATTCAACAGGTTGTATCAAACAATCTTTATAATGATCACCACCAATTTGTTTTTTAGAGGCTCTTTCTTCTTTTAATCTATCAAGATAATAATCATGAGTACGTTTATTCAAAGAATTTGATAATTCTTTTTTTGACATTTTTGTTTCCTTTTTGGTTTACAACAGAGTAAGCAAACTCACGAACAAACATAGGATCTAATCCTGCATTGTCGCAAATTTCTTCAAAGTCAATTGCTGTTTGTCCTGATGTTGTAAAAAACCATGAATGTGCACAGCTTCTAGAAACTGAAACACTGGCATCGGTAACAGATGTATTAAGTTTTGTAAGATCCATTAAAGCTTGAAAAATGACTGACGTATATAATTTACGATATCTTTTTTCTAATGTGTCATCGCCCATGTTTTTCCTACTTTATAATCACAGTCTAGTTTGCATTTCATTTTTAAAATCCTTGTTGTTAAATCAATAGCTTCTTTTGTAATCGTACAAAAACGATTAACATCTTTATTTAATACTTCAAATTGATATTCATCATGAATAGATGCTACTAGCTTTGCATCTATACCAGACATGTTAATCTTTTTAATAATATGTATCAACCATGTTTTACAAACGATAGCTCCAGCACCCTGTAACAAAGTATTTAATGCAGCGTGTTCAGATCTTATTTTTAAATATCTACCATCAAGACCTCTTACTCTTCCTCTTTCAGCTTCTTTTTGTATCGTTGTTCTTAGTATTTTAAGATCTGGTAAATTACGTAAAAAAGTATCAACTAATTTCTGTCCTTTTTTTGCATCACCTCCAACAACTTTACCTATTTTAGCTGCTCCTGCTCCGTAAAGAAAAGCATAAATAAAAGTTTTTGCTTGATCTCTGTTAGCAAGACCAGCTAATTTCATGTTAGCTGTATGTATATCTCCTTCTAAAACTTCTTCTATGTATTTTTTATTGTTCATATAATGTGCAAGGCACCTAAGTTCTAAACCAGAAGCATCTGTACCTACGAGTGAATATTTATTGGGATCACTAACTGTCCATAGATCTCTGCATTCTTTTCCATATGGACTATAGACGGCAGGTACTTGAGCCATGTTAGGACTATGATGTGCCATTCTTCCTGTAATAGTTTTTAATGTAAGAACTTTACCTCGTACTCTTTCATCTTCTTCACATTCTTTTATCCATGCTTTTAATAAACCAGTTCTTTTTTGTAACAAGAAAAACCTACTAAACATTTTAGCTTCTGGCATATCAATATCATTTAATATTTTTTCATTGATAATAATATTACCTTTATCTGTGTAATGGCTTGGTTCCCATCCTTTTTGTTGTAGTCTTTCTGCTATTTGTTTTCTGCTTGCTATATTAAAAGGTATGTATTTAACTTTAGTTTTTAATTGTATTTCAGTTGGCGGAAATATTTCTTGAGCTTTTTCCTCAAGCTTTCTTTCTTCCTGTTCTAATTGAGACAGCAAAACTGTAGCTTCTCTTATCTTAAAAGCAAAACCATTTCTTTGTTGCTGATCTATTATGGTGCGTATGTTATGTTCAAGCCTTATAGATTTTTCTGAAAAGTCTTTGCCTTCTCTTTCTAATTGATGTGCAACTCTCCAAGTAAGTTCCGTATCACGGATACAATATTCCAGCATGTCTTTGCTATATGACCTAAACTCATTAAAGTCTCCTTTATTATAGTTTAAACGATTACCCCATGCTTCCAAAGAATGACCGCCTTCTCGCATTGGATTAAACAGTTGTGATTCAATGAGTGTATCTCTTACTTGGCTAACTTTAATATTACAATTTAATATTCTATTAAGAATAGGGGCGTCAAACGACACCCCATTATGCATAATAAATTGATCTATTTTTTGTGACCACTCTGGAAACTTTTTACATTCATCAAGTACCCATGTTTTTATTTCTCCTGTATCATAATCTTTTGAAACAATGCAATGTATCTTTGTTGCATTCAGCGAATCAGTTTCAATATCTATGATTGCTTTCATCACATATCTACTAGTTTGGCATCCTCTACATTAATATGGAAATAGTTTTCGTTTCTTGTATTAGGACCATAAGCTTTTTTAATTTTACTTTCTGCAACTGTCTTTCCTGAAATATGCCATGCTTGTTTACAGTCATTTCTAAATACAACAAATGTTAATTTATCATTTGGAAATTCTTTTTGCCAACGATCAATTAATCTTTTCTTTCTAAATGGTATGCGTATATCTTTCCAATGTTCCGGCCACTCACCTTTCCAAGAATATTTTATTTCAACTTCATAAAAGTATTCTCTTGGCTTAATTGTTGAAACATCATGATCAATTTTATTACATACTAAATCAAACGACATTGTTTCTTTGTCATCTATATTTACATATCCATTTAAATTTAGCCATTTTATCATGGCCTTTTTAGCAGGAGGATCTGACTGATCATATAAATCTTTGTCAAAGGGCTTGGTCGTACTCATTGTTATCCTCCCGTTCGGTAGGTTCTAGTTCTGTCATCCTACCAGTTTCATTATCGTAATGCAAATAAGTTGCTATACCAGTATCGCCAGTATACCTGTTCTTTAATACACGTAGCACAGTTGTGTTTGCTTCAATTGGATCATCTGCTTGTTGGTTACGTTCTAAAGCTATCACTGAATCAGATAGATGTGCAATAGCTGCTGAACCACGTAGATGTGATAAAGAAACTTCACGCCCATCTTCATGACCACGATCACCCATCGGCCTTCTTAGGTGACTTACAAGCAATAAAGATATTCCTGTTTCTTCAACCAAAGATCTTAGCTTAGTCATTAGTATATCAATAGACTTACGTTCATCCCCATTATCTTCTTGACCTGATACAAGAATAGATAAGTGATCTAGTATCACCCT